ACAGGTAATGTAACAACTAGCGGTAATGTTGCAGCCAACAGTTTTGTTGGTAATGGCGCAACATTATCCAATGTTGCTACAACATTTGAAAGCGCCTGGACTGTGCCCACAGGCAACAGCACCCAGAGTTTCACTGTGACTGCCAGCAATACCTACCTCATGTGGGTGGATTGTAACATTGCCAATGGTATCTTGGCCTGGAACGCCACAGCTACCGTTACCAACACCAACGTACCTGTTGTGGGTGCTCAGTATGCCTGGGTCTACACAGGTGGCGGCACACCCATTGACTTTACCAGCATACCCGATCAGTTCGTAGGAACATCAAATACCATTGTGAGAAGCAGTGTGTCTCCTAGTGCAACTACTAATAGATTTGACTTTGGTATCAACAATACCAGTGGCAATACTGTAACTGTGCGTTACGGTTGGGCGCAGATAAGTTGAACGGAATATAATATGGCCATAACAATTGGACCTGGAATCACAATTGGAGCTGGCATAGCCGTTACTTCAAATCAACTTGGCAGTTATGTTTTCAACGGCACCTCCAGTTGGATGAATGTATCGGGCAGCCTCAGTGACTGGAATCTGGGATCAACCTACACCATTGAATGGTGGCAAAATTCTCCTTCATCCTTGCCCAGCAGTCTTTACACCGTGGCCAGTCAAGGCGACAGCAGCAGTGCCATAGACGTGTTTTGGGAAAGCGGTGCCCTGTGGTTGCGAAACGGTAGCAGTGGTGCCACAGGCGAACCTACCCCAAACGTATGGAATCAAATTGCAGTGGTCAGCACAGTCGGTGCCTTGGCAGTTTACTACAACGGTACTGCGGTTGCAAGTTCGGGTGGCGGTAGCAGTTTGAGTGATGTTGCCAGCACTGTGGCTGTGGGACGTCGCGGACCCAACAACGATTTTCAGTATTTTTCAGGCAAGATCACCGGCTTGAGAATCAACAACACCGCGGTCTACGCCGGTAACTTTGACGTCGCTGCTCCGGCTGTGCTGTATCCAGAAAATATTGCCGGCACTGTTTTGCTGTTACAAGGGGCACAAGCCAATCCATACGTCGACAGCAGCGGCTCAGCTCACACAATCACACCCAACAACATGACCTGGAGTGCAGAATATCCTGGTTAATGATCCCAGAGTTTAGATAAACAAAATCTGCCATAAATACTCCAAACGAGGAATATCATGGCACTGGAAGTTATCCAAGTAGGATCCGCACCCAACGACGGCACAGGTGATCCCTTACGCACAGCTTACATTAAGTGTAACACTAATTTTGCCGAAATTTACAGCCGAGTTCAAACAACTCCACCTTCTACTTCTGTAGGCACAGCAGGCGATGTTGCTGGCATGTATGCCTACGACGATACTTTTTTCTATTACTGTTACCAGGATTACGATGGATCCAGTGATATATGGAATAGAATTGCAGGGTCATCATTCTAAATGGCACAACCACAGTGGATCACAGCAGCAGGAAGCCTAGGAACTATTCCTGAGGGAATTTTCTACAGTGTTTCTGTGGAAGCAGCAGCTGATCCTGGTGAGACTGTGTACTATCGTGTGGTTGCCGGAGAATTGCCCACAGGCATACAGGTCAGCACCACTGGCACGATTGAAGGTGTGCCACAAAACATTGCTCTAGTTCAAGGCGTTCCTACAGAAGTTGCTGTGGACACTACCAGCAAGTTTGCAGTACGTGCCTATACCACTCAGGTGGTAAATGGTGCAACAGTGGTAAACCGTATCAACGATCGCACCTTTACTATCACTGTTACAGGACAAGATATCCCAGAATTTGTTACTCCGTCGGGTAATGTTGGCACCTTTTACGATGGTGATCAAGCTGCGGTACAAATACAGTTTACCGACGTTGATCCAGCCGAGACTGTAAAAATACGGGTATTGTCGGGATCCTTGCCACCAGGTCTAATTCTAAATGCCAGAACAGGTTTGATATCCGGAGTGATAGCTCCCTTGGTCGGACCTGCTGGAACAGCATCACCTGGTTATGATGCCAGTCTGTTTGATCAATATCCCTTTGATTTTGTCACACGCAGCGCCAGCAAAAACTATCAATTCAGTTTGGAAATCACAGACGGAAAAGATTCCAATGTGAGATCATTTGAAATCTACGTGTACTCAAAAGATTCAATGAGTGCTGACACCACAGACTTTTCTGCCGACAACACATTTATCACAGCAGATGTGGTGCCAACACGCACTCCTGTGTTGTTGATTCCGCCATCTGGTACGCTGGGGCGTATACGCACAGACAATTTTTATGCTGTCAAGTTTACAGCTGTTGATTTTGATGGAGATGCTGTGCAGTACCTGATAGACGCAGCACCGCCTGGGCTGACTCTGAATGCCACAACCGGATGGTTGTACGGTTATATTCCCAGTCAAGGTGCCACAGAAAACACCTACAACTTCGAAATTACAGTGAGAAAAACTGATCAGCCCACAATTGTTTCACAGCCGTATGACTACAGCATTACCTACATTGGTGACCTGGACACAGTGGCCACCTGGCTTACTCCAGCTGACTTGGGCACAATCAATAATGGCAGTGTCAGTACCCTGGTAGTTGCTGCCATCAACACTATTGGTCGAGAATTGCAGTATCAGATTGTGTCAGGATCCAACAGCAGATTGCCACAGGGTCTGACCTTGTTGAGCACAGGTGACATAGCAGGTACTGTGAGCTTTAACACATTTGCCATGGACCAAGGCGACACCACATTTGACAACAACATACGCACACGCAACATCACACAAGAAACCACATTTGACATGACATTTACCTTCACTGTAAATGCCTATGCACCTGGCACTGATGCAGATGTTATTTCAATATTTCGAACCTTTACTGTCACTGTGGTCAGAGCGTACAATCAGCCCTACCAGGGCCTGTACATCAAGTGCATGCCACAACAAAATGATAGAGACTTGATCCTGCAGTTGATTCAGAATCAAGATATCATACCCAACAACTATGTGTACCGAGCAAGCGACACCAATTTTGGTGTTGCTACTTCAGTGATCTATAATCATGCGTTTGGTCTAAATGCAGTTGGCCTTGAAGAATATGTGGCAGCTTTGAATATCAATCATTACTGGAAGAACTTGACCTTGGGCACAGTTGAGTATGCACAAGCTCGCAATTCAGACGGCGAAGTCATATACGAAGTTGTTTACAGCAGAGTCATTGACAATCTTGTTAACAATAGCGGTGTCAGCGTAGACAAATCAGTCACACTGCCATTTGCCATTGGTGGCCCAGACAGCACAGAAATAACCACTGTGTATCCCAACAGCCTGATCAACATGCGCGATCAAGTGGTTGACACAGTGGGGCAAATCAGTCCCTTGTTACCAACCTGGATGACATCACAACAGGCCGATGGGCGTGTGTTGGGATTTGTTCCGGCCTGGGTGATTGCTTATGTGAATCCCGGCCAGGGTGCCAGAGTTGTTTACAACATTCGCGAACAGTTTGGTAACCAATTGAATCAGATAGATTTCAAAGTTGATCGTTACGAAATAGACCGCAGAATGACCTTTGCCTGGGAACCCTACAGCGACAGCACCATCAGTGGAGAATGGATTCCGGCACCCCCGGCTGCTACTACATTTGACCTGAATCCCAGCAATATTGTCTGGCTC